TAGGCGCTGATGTAGATCATCGAGGCCATGATGAACACGTCAGGGAGATAGTTGCTGATGAAGGTCGTCGTGTTCGTCGCCGACAAGCTGTTGGGACGATAGGTGCCCACGACCTCGACAGGGTACGCCTGATCCGGGACGGGGCCGACAAAGAAGAGGGTCTCATTGAACGGGACGAAATACTTTGGCTGGCCGCGATTGGCGGTCAGGGACGAGCCGTAGACGGCGTCCAGAAATTCTTTCGTCGTCGGCAGGAGCGGGACGCGGACGCAGGCGTCCGGGTTTGTCGTTGTTGAGGCATTCCCGCTTGCATCGGTCAGGAGATTGATCTGTTCGCTGACGACGAAGGTTCCTTCTGAGGCATCGCTATTTGATGCCAAGTTAATGTTGAAGGAGAGGTTCCTGTTCCCCGCAGTCAGGACAAACGTCGTCCCATGCAGGGATGTCGAGGTGAACATGAAGTCGATGTCACGATACATCCGGTTTTCGGCGTAGGTGATCATCTGCGGCAAAATAATGGTGAAGGGGTCCGTGGGGTCGGACAAGTTTGGCTCCACGACCGCCATCGTGGCGATCTGGGTGACGTAGGTCGAATATGTGAGGCCTGTGGTCATGGTAACCCCGCGATCTGCCCTTTATACCATCGCAGGGCGGTTTACGCCATGTCTGCGGCTTTGGCCTTAACGTCAGCCACCCGGATCAACCAGCCCTTGCCAAAGGTGTCGAAGGTCGGCAGGCGCTTGAGGAAGTCGAGGCGCATGTCGCAGAGGGCATCAACCGTCTGTTCAGGGTCGCACTCCCTGATGGCGCCCATAGACTTGGGGCCGAGGACGCCGTCCGCCGTGACGCCAGCAATCTGTTGAAGATACTTTGCCGCCCTACCGACGCCGGAGTTCACGGCGAGGTCATAGGCGGCGTAGTCTACGCCAGCCGGGAGCTGATCGCCCTTGATCTTGTCCCAGTACATCGCCTTGTAGAAGGGCTTCACCACCTCAGGCGTTAGGGAACGCATGAAGGCTTCGTCTACCGTCTTGCCAACGTAACCCTCCCAAGCGGCCTTGGTAACGCCCAAGTTGGTCATGCCGCCCGGATCTTTCGGATGATTTACAAAGCCGCCCTCGTGCTTCAAGACGGCGGTGAAGCTGTCGTCCCAGTTCTCTTGCATGTCACTTGTCCTTTGAAGCGAGGGCGTCAGTCTTGGCCTTGGAGCCAGCGGACGACCCGAAGTGGAATTGCACGATGCCACCGAATGCGGAGCCCAGCGAGCCAATCATCATTAGGAGGGCCTCAGTCCCCGTCTTGGGCAGGCCAAAGACAAGCATCCAGATCAGGACACCAAAGAAGCCAAAGGTGATGAAGACCGCAAGCGCCTTCGGCACCCAGTCCTTGTTGGCCATGTTCATCTGGCGGGCGCTGTCACGATCCCCGGCGGCAATGCGCTCAAGGTCGATGTCCAGCTCCTTCATGCGGACCTTGAAGTCCGCGTCGATCTTCTTGATGGCCGAGAGCTGCTCAGGAGAGGCGTTGGCCATAGCCTCCGCAACTTGCTCCTCAGTGCCCTCCTCATGCCCGAAGAGGGCGCTGGAGAGCGTCTTGACGGCTACGCCAGCAAGAGGGCCGCCCAGAGCTGTCGCGATGGAGGGCGCCACCTGAGCGAGGAGGGGGCCGAATTTAGCAAGGAGATCCATTTATCTTCCCTCTATGCTGAAAGTCAGGTTCTTGTGATCGGGATATGCGATCACAACATTGCCCTCTGGGCATTTATACATAATCCGAGCAATCAGCTTTGCCGCGCCCAGAGCGACACTCTCCGGGTTCTCCACGGTCATCGTGTAGCCAAACTTGTCCACTGTCGGGCTGGCAGGACCGCTGAACTTGGCAACGGACGGCAGCGCCTTGTGGACCATATAGTCGGCGTCACGGACTTCAAGACTGAAATCTTCAACAGTGCAGTCATCGCGGATTTTCTGTCTAGCAACGACTACTTTGAACGAGCCTGAAGCTGCACCGTTAGTGATGTTGAAATGATCCGCGTCCCACTTGAGGATGTCCTTTGGCGGCAACTTGATCTTATCATACAGGGAATATCCGCCGCCCAGCATCGCCATAACGGCTGTCACAACGGCGACAGGCTTGGTGATGGAGTCGGTGTCGATCATTTATCAGCCTTCCCATCCAGCTTGTCATAGATGCGCTTGAACATGTCCTCGATGTGATCCATGCGCTTGTCCATGTCGTCCTTGCGGACGTAGTTGACCGGCAGATCTATCTCAATTTGATGGATGTCGCCCTTCAAAGATTGAACGGCTTCCCAAAGCTGACGGGCAAACCAGCCCACGACAGCAAGGGCCGCCCCGATGGCAATGTTGATTGTACCTTGATCCACCGGGGCCATCCTTTACTGAGCCGCTTCTTCAACTTCGGGCACTTCGGAAGCAGGCGCCTTTGTAGAGACCTGACCCTCGGCCTGACGCTTGATCTCCATGATCAAGTCGGCAACGTCCTTGAAGGGACGATCCCCCAATACGGCAAGGATATTGTTCCAAGCCTGAACAGGCAGCGCGACAGTGATGTTATCCATGTTCTTTCCCCTCGTTAATCAGCGGACCAATATTAGCCGTTGATGTCTCTCTGTCTATCACAAGAACCCCCTCGCAACAGACATTCCATTGCTCCCCATCACGCTCGTCCCAGACCGGAACAGTGATGCGCAAGTGCTTGAACAAGCGTTCCTTGCCATCTTCGAACACGCGCCAAACATGTTCGACTGTCCCCCTGCCCGGCTGTCCGCGCGACTGGTTGAACCGAATGCAGAACTTGCTCAAATCACCTCAACGTCTGTCGGCACAGGGCAGGCCGTTGGCGCGGCTTGCTGGACACTGACATTGAAGTGGATGAAGCGCATAGGCTTGGTTGCCGCATGGCGCGTGAACGAGTGAGCCAACCATGAATTGGCAAACATGACAGTGCCAGCCTCCGGCACGAAATTGATGGCGTTGGAGGCAACAGTCGCCAGAGACATGTCCTTCTCCGGCAAGTTCAACTGAACCTTGCCAGCCTTGGGGTCATGGAACAGGACACGCGAGCTGTCCTTGGGAACGTCGATGAAGTAGAAGCCAACGATCTGCGAACCATAGCCATGCACATGCTGTTCCATCGCAGAGTGCTTGTGATGCTCTTGGCACCAGAACTCGGTGAAGTAGGTGGTCAGGTTCTGCATGGCATAGCCTTGGCTGTCCAAGATTTCCCATGCTGACTGGGCGATGAAGTTGGCAAGGCCAAGCATCCGGGGATCGCTGTTGAGATTGCCAGTCATAAGGACGGGGTAAATCTCATTGAGCTTCTTGATCTCTTTCTTCTTTATCGCAAGCTCTTCGCTGACAACCGTCTTGGCAGTGTCTAAAAACTGCGGAGCTTTGACATGGTAGATCAGCGTCGGGAAGTGCGAGAATGCTTCCATCTTTGAACCTGTTGGCACTTCCTGCAACGGCACTTCGCCTTCATCAATCTGACTGGCTTTGCACATCATCTATCCCCCTATGATGCTGGTTGATTACGGAGTTGTAGCCGGGACTTCAACCCAAGACAGAGTTGCCTCATCCCAGCGATACTTCTTTTCATCATTTGGCTTTGGAATAGGCGCTTTCCACTGGCAAGTGCCTGTGTTCAAAACCCAAGATGGGAACGGACTGGGAGGAATAAACGCATCCAGAGCCGGATAATAAGTGTAGCCAACTCCCGCATAGTTTTTACGGAAATTGCCGTTGTAGCTTGCTTGCTTCCAGATCATTCCATCGCCAAGGGTAGTTTGCAGAAACGCAATGCCAATAGGTTCGCTCTCAGGGAATGGCAGATTGCCTATTGTGTCGTTGTTGACGGCAATGACCCGAAGGACAACGAAGGCGTCATCAAGTTGTGCGAAGTATGCCATGCTCTCCTCCTTATATCTTTAAAGTTCCGGTGCCGGTAAACTTGTAGACACGGTATCCGCCAGTGCATGTAATTGTTGGCGAGCCAGTAGTCGTTGCAGCGGCGAAAGTGTTGGGATAACGAACAAACACAACGCCCGAGCCACCAACGCCGAACGCGCCGTTGGTGCCTTGACCGCCGCCGCCGCCAGTGTTAACCGTTCCGCCAGTTGGAGACCCAAGGTTATAGGCGCCGCCGCCGCCAAGTCCCCCAGAAGTGCCGCCGCCGCCGCCGCTATGAGCATAGCTGAATGTGGCGTTAGTTAATCCAGCGCCGCCAATCCCACCGGCTGCACCCGTTCCGCCAACGGCACCAGCGCCGCCGCCGCCGCCAGCATAATTACCGCTGCCACCGGGTACGCCACCATTATTCCCCTGCCCGGGCGTCCCTGCTCCACCAAGGATGACACCACCATTGCCAGTACCGCCGCCGCCCCCAGAACCGCCAGCAAATCCCGACTGGCCGGGGGTGCAGGCATTCCCATACCCGCCTGCGCCGCCTGCAACTGGCTGAATAGTTGTAATGCCAGTTCCCGCAAAACTGGAAACAGTGCCTGCGCCACCTACAGTGGCTGTGTACGTTGTGCCAACTGAACCTGTTACGGTGCTGCCGAGCCACCCGCCTGCGCCGCCGCCGCCGCCTAGATTGCAACAGCCATTTCCGCCTGTTCCGCCACCGCTGACGACAAGATAGCAAAACGTGACAGGCGGTATGCCACCAGCACCAAGAAACATGTTGTAGATAGACATTACGTCAGTCCCCCACCAGTTATGACGAACGTGTTCGATGCCACACACAGGATGGTGCAAACGCCGCGCTGGGCCAATGTGCGGTTGCCCGTAGTCGCAGTCCCAACCAAATACATCGTGACAGATGTTCCCTGAGTGATCGTCTGGTTCGATGCGCTGTTGTTGTAGATAGTCACCGACTGGCCCGTTGAGAAGATGCTGGCATTGACCGTGACACCGCCCGTAGTGATGTTGATGTACTTCCCGCTGTCACTCGCGACAAGGACATACGCCGCTGTCTGAGTGTTTACAGGGACTTCGCGGACGTTGCCGATGCTGTCGCTGATGGTGCCGCTGGCCGAGATCGTAGCCGCAGTCAACGTGCCAGTCAGTGTAGGCGATGCCGACAGGACGTTATTGCCAGAGCCTGTGCTGGTCGTTACGCCAGTGCCGCCGTTCGCCACAGGCAAGGTTCCAGTGACGCCCGTAGTTAGGGGGAGGCCGGTTCCGTTGGTCAGCGTAACAGACGTAGGCGTTCCAAGAACTGGCGTGACAAGTGTCGGGCTAGTGCTGAGAACATTGTTCCCGGAGCCAGTGCTGGTTGTGACGCCCGTACCGCCGTTGGTGACTGCGAGCGTTCCGGTGACGCCCGTAGTCAAAGGCAGGCCAGTGACGTTGGTCATCACGCCAGAAGTCGGCGTTCCAAGCAAGGGGGTGACAAGTGTCGGGCTGGTGCTGAGAACAACATTGCCCGTGCCAGTTGATGTCGTTACGCCAGTGCCACCATTCGCTACAGCCAATGTCCCGGCGACTGTTACGGCGCCGGTCGTCGCTGTCGCGGGGGTAAGGCCGGTCGTGCCGAAACTGATGGAGGAGACGAGAGAGCTGGAAACTGTAGCCCAAGAGGGCGCTGCGCCAGTGTTCCCAATCAGAACCTGACCCGTCGCGCCTGCGGCTGTGTTCCCCATAGCAGTGGAAGAGGCGGCGTAGATTACGCCATATTGCGTCAGAGCAGTTGCTTGGCCAGTGCCGCCATTCGCTACAGCCAATGTGCCAGCCAAAGTAACCGCGCCTGAAGTGGCAGTGCTTGGCGTAAACCCAGTCGTTCCTGCCGAGAAAGTGGTAACGCCAGCGTTGGCAATTGAGATTGAACCAGCGCCATTCGTGATGGTGATGCCAGTGCCTTGGGTCAAGGTCGTGCGCGTGAAGCCTGTGCCGTTGCCAATATCAAGCGCGCCATTGGCTGGTGTTGTAGCCAAGCCAGTGCCGCCGTTTGCGATAGGCAACGTGCCAGTCACATCTGTGGTAAGGGACACCTGACCCCATGCCGGGGCAGTTACCAGACCGCCAGAGCGGAGGACATTGCCAGTGGCAACCGCAGCCAGCTTGGACAGAGTTGTCGCGCCAGAAGCGTAAAGGATGTCACCAACAGCGTAGGAGGCAATGTTGGTGCCGCCATTCGCCACAGGAAGAGTGCCTGTCACGCCTGCGGTCAGGCTGATCTGGGACCATGAAGGAGCGGCAGACGCGCCACCAGATACGAAGGAATAGCCGCTCGTGCCGTAGGTAGCGCCACCAATGCCCCACTGACCTGACGGCCCAATCCGGTATCTCTCAACCGCAGAAGCAGCACCCAATGCGCTGGTATGGAACGAAATGTACGTCCCTTGCGCTGTATCGGTGAAAGCTTCCGCAGCCTCCAAGTCGATGCGTACAGTTGAAGAGCTTCCAAAGCCTGTCGCGCCATAGCCTCGGCCAGTGACTTCGACCAGAATGTCATCAAGCTGTGTCGCTGTTGGAGCAGCGGCAGTGCCGCGAGCCATACGCCCGGTGTAGGCAGGGTACGCGCCAGTTCCATAGGCATCCTGCGTGATACGGGTGTTAGCTGCGTTAGCACCAACGATATAGAGATCAGTTCCAGACGGCAGGGTTCCGGTTGGCGTCGTCGTCTGGGTGTTGGACAAGATCGTCAACTGCACCTGTGGCGTAGCTGTGTTAATGCCAAGGCGGTTGTTGGTGTCATCCCAGAAGAACTTGGCATTGTCCTGTGCATAGACGCCAGACGAGCCAGCGAATATCACCGAGCCTATTGTGAACGCCGTTGCAGTGCCAGTGCCGCCATTGGCGACAGGGAGTGTGCCAGTGACGCCTGTGGTGAGGGGAAGGCCCGTGACGTTAGTCATAACACCGGAAGTAGGTGTCCCAAGGAGAGGCGTCACAAGCGTTGGGCTGGTGGCGTGAACACCAGCGCCTGTGCCGGTTGATGTCGTAACGCCCGTGCCGCCAGCGAGAACAGGCAGGGTGCCAGCCGTCAGGGCAGACGCAGAAGTGGAGTAGATTGCGTTATTAGCTGCGGTGAAGGTTGTGAGACCTGTGCCGCCATTGCCAGTCCCAAGCGTTCCCGTGACACCAGACCCTCCAAGCGGAAGGCCAGTTGCGTTGGTCAGGACAAGTGCAGAAGGGGTTCCAAGTGCAGGCGTCACCAGCGTTGGCGATGTGGCCAGCACGATGCCGCCAGAACCGGTGACAGCCGTTCCTAAAGCTGTTGCTACGCCTGTGCCAAAAGCGGTTATACCCGTTCCGCCATTGGCAACAGGTAGAGTTCCAGTGACGCCAGCCGTCAAAGAAAGCTGCCCGAAGGCCGGGTTGGAAGCAGCTCCGGTCGAAAGCAGCGGATAGCCGGTCGTAGCAGGAGCGGCGAAAGCGACGTTGCCTGTACCGTTGCCAAGCAAGACATTGTAGGCAGTCAGCGTCGTCAACCCGGTGCCGCCCAGCGTTGTGGGAACCGTACCAAGGCTGATGACCGAGCCAACTTTCGTCAGAGGCGAAGTGACTGTCACGCTGGCGGATGAAGATGACTGCACCCAAACCAAGGAAGTCGAGCCGACTGTGATTGTGCCGGTGGCGTTCATCACCCAGCCGGTAGAGCCATTAACAGCGCCGCCCGTGACAAAAGTAGACGCGCCGGTTTCGATATAGTTTGGCCCAGTGCCAACCGTGTTGAAGTCAGTGGCGCGTGTCAGAACCCAAGCGACAGATGCAGAACCTTGATTGGTAACGGTGTAAATACCGTTTTGGAGACCAGAAGCTTGGTCTTTAATAAGGACACGGGTTGAATTGGTCACATCCGTCGCGGTGAATGTATAACCGTCTATGGCAAGCGCCGCCAAAGTGGAAGAGTTGGTCAGCGTAGCTCCAACGCCAGAGGTTCCGTTAGAGTAGGTAGCCGTCAGAGCTGCTGTTGAAGCATAGCCAGATGATGTGTGGAACGTGGTGTTTGAGACAGCGGCAACTTGACCATCCACATACTGTTTTGTTGACGCTTGAAGAGCCAAAGTAGGGTCTTGCGTCAGGGTAACAGTCGTCAGGCCAGCCAATGTCGTAGATGTGCCGCCAAGAGAAATCGCCGTGCTGCCAACAGTGACAGAGCTATTGGTCAGCCCAGCATTCGGGATAGTCGCAACAGCCGTAAACGCGCTAGTTCCATTGCCGTAGAGATAGCCGGTGAGCGTCGTAGCACCGCTACCACCGTTGGCAACTGGAAGAGTTCCCGTCACGCCTGTCGTCAACGGGAGACCCGTAGCGTTCGTCAAGGTGACAGATGTTGGCGTTCCGAGAAGAGGCGTCACCAATGTGGGGCTAGTGTTAAGGACGTTGCTTCCAGAGCCGGTCGATATCGTGACCCCAGTACCGCCATTTGCTACCGGCAAGGTGCCGGTAACGCCGCTTGTCAAAGGCAAACCAGTCACATTGGTCATTACGCCAGAAACAGGGGTTCCAAGTGCTGGCGTGACAAGGGTCGGGCTGGTAGCAAGGACAATGCCACCTGAACCCGTTACTGCACTCCCAAGGGCAGTCGCTACGCCCGTTCCAAGAGCAGTGACGCCAGTTCCGCCAGCCGAAGCAGGCAGCGTTCCAGTTGCCAAAACTGAAGTTGACGTAGCGTAAACTGCGCCACCAGATGTAAATGACGATAGGTTTGTGCCGCCATTTGCAGTCGGCAAGACGCCGGAAACGTGCGTAGTCAGGGCAATCTTGCCCCAAGAGGGCGCGACACCAACGCCACCAGAGATCAGCGCATTGCCTGTGGCGACATCATTTAAGCGGGAAAGAGTGCTGGATGTATCTGCATAAAGCAGATCGCCAGTCGTATAGCTGGCAAACCCAGTCCCACCCTGCGGAGCAGAAAGAGGGGTCGTCAGGCCGGAAAGGCTCGTAATGTCGCTGTTCGCGCCAGAAGCAGCCGCTCCAAGATTAGTTCGCGCACCCGCAGCGGTAGTTGCCCCTGTGCCACCATAGGTGACGCCAATAGTAGTCCCATTCCATGTGCCGGTGGCAATGGTGGCAAAGCTGGCAGTGGAACTGGCTGAAAGCGTCGTAAAAGCACCAGTTGAGGGGGTTGTGGCCCCTACTGTAGTGCCATTGACTGTCCCGCCCGTGATGACAACCGCAGAGGCGTTCTGTGTCGCCATAGTCCCCAAGCCAGAGACTTGGGCGGATGGGATCAAGATCGCCACATTGGTTGCAACAGAAAGCTGGCCGCTGGCGAGAACAGTGAACTGCGGAACTAGCGATGCGGAACCATACGTTCCCGCAGAAACGCCAGTAGGCGCGATGTTGCCTGATGGAACAGAAAGCGTCTGCCAAGAAGGTGCAGATGTGGTGCCGTTAGAAGTCAGAACTTGAGCATTCGTGCCCGCCGTCAACGCAGTCCAAGAAGACGCGCCTCGATAGATCATCGTCCCGGTCTGGGTTCCAAACGTGTCAAGAATGGCGCTTGGCGTGACATCAGAGGGCGTCGATGTTGAGCCTGACAAATTTGCCTTCACCGTCCCATTTGTCATCGTGGCGAGATAGGCGTTCGTAATCGACTGCGATGGCAGGTTGATCGTGACGGCGCCCGAAACGGTGCTGGATGTTAGCGGAGAGTTGGCCGTGACTGAAGTGATCGTTGATGGGGTATATGTGGCCTGCACATAGGTGGCGATTTGAGATGTCGTGACCTTGACGCTGGACCCCGCTTGAACAGCCTCAAGCTGCTCGCTACCATTGAGCGCCGTGGCCGATGTAAGGTTCGGGATTTGCTCAACGCTCATGTCAGCGGTCCTGTCTCTGGAACTGTCGTGTTATTATACGGCAATCCGGGGTCATTGCCACCAGCATCGGCAGGAACAGTCGGGCTTGTGCCGGGCTGCGTATTGAGACCGCCCGGCGGTTCGCCCGTTTGCTGCGTGACGCGGGTGTTATAGGTCTGTGTAATGCGCGTGGCGCCCCTGATCACGGGAATGCCTGTCACCGGATCGACCGTGTTCTGACCCGAAGTCGTGCGCGTGTTCTGCTCCGCCGTGACAAAGTCCTGAAGGCGCGGGTTCTGGATCGGGACCGGATCTGCGGGGACCACGATGGCGCGGAGCTGTTCCTGCGGTGTGTCAAAGCAGGGGGTGCAGACAAGCAGGCGCTTGTTGATCAGCGAGGCGCCAGCCCAGTCGAACTGCCACTTGAGGTCAACGTGATTGTAGCGGAAGCCGCAGCGGTCACATATTGCATGCGCCTGCGGCGACGTTGCGCTTGTTCTGGCCCGACCGGCTTGTGAGGCGTATCCCATAGGGCCTCCTTATGGCCGATAATATCCAGAGATCTGGGGCGAGATGTATTGCTGCGCCGTCTCGACGTTCTGTTCGGCGGCAATGGTGTAAGCCTCGTCGGCGAGCGGCTTGAGAAGCTGCGCCCTGTCAGGCGCCCAGATGATAGCAAGCCGGGCGGCAAGGCCGTAGGCGAAGGCGTCCATCCAGAGATAGGGGATCTCGACTTGCGTTCCGTTTGCCAGATTGCTGTCCTGTATCTGGCGGACGCGATAATACTTGAGGTATTGCGCGCTCGAACCATCGGGTACGGGCCAGAGGGTGACGGTCGGGTTCGGCGAGATCAGGCGGTCGAACCAGAAGGTGGTCGTGAAGCCCTGCGTGTCCTTGTTAGGATAACTCGCATATTCAGTGCGGCTCACCGGGAGGATGATGCGGTCGATGGGCTGTCCGTTGCCGTCGTCGATGACCATGTAGGCATCAAGCATGGTGACGGTGTTCAGATCGACGTTGTAGGTCGCCTGAGCCTGCACCAGCGCAACCGTGACGAGGTCAACCGCCCACAGGTTAACGCCACGATTGCTCCAGTTCGCGCACAGCATGTTGGCGGCCATGCGGGCCGCTTGCATGTGTTCCTGAAGCAGGGACGTGTTCCTGAGCCCAATGAGATTGTACGCATAAAGCGTGATCTCGCCGAGCGACGGATTGAACGTGTAGGTGCCGCTCGTCGCCATCTTGGCTCCTTACGCCGGGCCAGCCTGAACGATACTGGCCGTGACCGCGCCGGTGCCGCTGGTGATATTAATGCAGATGGCGCGGCAAGGGATGATGACGGCGCCGCCAGTGGACGCAGTCAAGGCGCTGAAGCCCGTGGCGACGTACCATGTGGCCCCGGCGACGGTGTACCCGTCAGCGTTGGGGTCATCAAGCGAATACTCAATGTTGAATGTGGGGGTGCCGGAAGTGACCTTTGCGCCGATCCCGATGTTGAAGGGCGTCTGAAAGTCATCAACGACGCGGGCGGCGCTGCGAATTTGCGAACCTGTAGCGGTCGCGCTGATACTACCGAGCTGCATGTTATTTCCCCTTGCTGCGAGCCGCAGCGGCGTTGTCGATCAGGTTCGGGTAGGGACGCCCTGCGGCGCGAGCGTGAGCCTTGGCGGACTGCATCTGCTTACGGTTCAGATGCTTCTCCTTGGCGTCCTTGGGGGCGTCTTTATCCCAGAAGGGCTTGTCCACCATCTCAGCAATCCCACTTCCTGAGCGACTTGTTGATGCGGCTGTCTGGATCTGCGGCCTTCGCCGAGCCAGTCATCTTGCGCTTCATGCCAGTCATTCTAGCACAGAAGCTGTCCTTTCGAGAACCGCCTTCTGGCTGCGGGCGCTTGATGTCGTGACCTTCAGCCTTCAGAGAAGCGCGGCCCTTAGCGTTAAGCCCGCCATCGGGGTTCTTGCCTTCCTTGCGCGTCCAAGCACCAGACATTGCAGTCTCCATGCGAATGCGGGGGCACAGAGGCCCCCGCCATGAACCACCAAGCCGGGGAGGCTGGCTTAGTAGTTCGCACCCTTGCCACGGGGAGTACCGCCCGAAGCCGAAGACATGACGCTGCCACCGCTCTTGCGGGGCTTGCGACCGGCATGAGCTTCGGACATGACGCCCTCCGCCTTCATGCCGACCTTGCCGCCCTTTTTGAAGCCGCCGGTGGGCTTCATCATTTCAGAGGCCACAGTGCTGTTGCCGCCGGAGTAGGCGGTATGCGACTTGGCTTCGCGAGTTCCAGACTTACCCTTCATGACGATCTCCTGTGGCTTAAGCGTTTTCGGCTTGGAGGTAGCGGACGATAATGTCACCAACGCCGTCGCCAGTGTTGGCGGACAGGACATAGATGATCACATCAGTTGCGCCGGTGTTGGACCAATTACCAACGCGAGTGGCGTTGGTGCCGGGGCCAGCCGAAGCCTGCCCGATGGCGCCAAGGCTCTGCGCCACGACAAGCTCAGTCGAGGTCGCGCTGGTTCCAATGCTGACGGTGGCCGCAACGCCGTTCCAAGCCACAGAGGTCAGGAACTGGATGTTGAGGATGTGGCTGTAGGCCGGGATGACTATAGACGTGGCATAGGCCGTAGCCGTGCCCGCCTGCGTGATGGCCATTGTCTGCGCCATAGCAACAAAGCCAACATTCTTGATCGTACCGGCGGTGGTGCCGGTCGTGTTAAGAACGCTGCCAGCCTTTACCGGGCCGGTGAATGTAGTGATGCCCATAAGAGCCTCCTGCACGAGTTGTCGCGTTGTCTTGTGCAGCGTCCGCTAGGCCGGTCAACGCGACTGTGATCCTAGAGAAAAGGGCGGGACCGAAGCCCCGCCCCAATGGCTTAGGTGGGGAACGCGCCGTAGATTGAGCGCCAGTTGTAGTAACCGAAGCTGTAACGCTCGTAACCCTTAACGAGAAGATTGTCAGTTGTAAAGTCAACCTGCATATCTGTCTCGAATTTAATGCGCTCCATGTAGGAGAGCCCATCAATGTTCGTGAGCAGGAACCATGCGCGGGCAGAGGTCAGATAGTCGTTGACCATGTAGCCTTCGGGAAGGCCGCCTGCCGTGGACATAATAGCGTTCACGTCATTGTCTGCCGTGCCGGGGCGCAGCTCAGTCTTCGTCAGGCGGATCGCGACCGGCTCAAGAGCGGGCGGGATTACCAGACGACGACCGCGAGCAAACACCTTCAGACCGGCCTGATCGCGGAAGTTCGTGCGGATGGCGATCATGCCAGACAGCAACGTGCTCTCGTTCAGGTCGTTGGTGGTGTAGTTCGAGATCGTGCCACCGTCGATGGGGTGATCAGAGGCGACAAGAGACTTGCCGTCGCCGCCGACAGACCCGTTGTAGGTCGTCGCGGTGTTCAGCACGTTGGCGCCGTAGATCTCCTTGGTCTGCGCAAAGGACTGCGTCAGGCCGAGGTTCGACGGGGC